CACCCATAGCGCGACGTTGTTTAACGAAATTTTGCATATACTTTTCAGCTTCTCTCTTTAGTACATCTTCTGGATATACACGGCCGTTTTGGTTTTTTGCATCGGCACGTTGTAATACGCCGGTTACGTATAATTTTCCATCTTTAAGAGATTCATTTAAAGATGTTTTTTTGAATTCAAATGGTAGAATATCTATCAGTACTTGTTTCATATATGTTAAGCTTTAGGTTGTGTTGTTCCTGGTTGTGTATTTTGAGCCTGATAGGGAGTAGTTACATCCTCTTTATCAGCGGTTATTTTGTTTGATGGAACAACATTTTGTTGACTTTCTGGTTCAACTAATGCTTTTGATTTAGCAACTTGATATTGATCCTTTGGCTTCAAATTATCAGCATTACCTAAAATTTTAAGTTTAAATCCTGGTTTAATGAAGAATTTAGCTACCTTTTGTTTATTTTCTTCACGACCGATAATTATGATGACGTATCTATCATAATAATAATCAATTGCAACACCTGTCACATTGATTGTATAATCTGTTTCAGGCTGTTTATATCCTTTGCTGGCTCTAACCACAATTTTCTTACCCAAGATTTTGTCTTGGATCGACTTTTGTAGATTGTTCTTCAATGCTTCAGTTGAACCTTTTAGTTTCGTATCAAATGCAGTGAAGTCAGGAAGAACATCGTATGTTTTTAAATCTACTGACGGCGCCGCAGCGGGTTGTTTAGGTTGAGCAGGTTGAACAGGTTGAACAGGTTGAACAGGTTGTGGGGCAGCAACTGGTTTATCTTCTTGTTCGTATTTAAGAGTATCAAATCTCTCATACATAGGTAAAGCACCTTGTTTATATCCAATTAAATTGGGATCCATATCAGGATCATTGTGTTGAACCAAACCATTTTCGTCAGTATATGTATCGCCTAATTCAATTGATTGTGCTGGTGTTGCGTAAGCCGGACCACTATACATTTGATTTTCCAACTTATATCCATTACTTCTTTTGATAGCTTTAGCTAACTTATATCCCAATTGTGTCGCTGCTCTAATGTTTCCTGGTCCACGGCGGCTAAATGCAAATGGTGTTCTAGCAGCATCGCCTCCAACTGAAACAGGACCAGACGCGACCGCACCTGTACCTGTTGTACTAGCTTCATTTTTAACCTTTAACTTGGTTAAAATTCGTTTAATCTTTTCTTTAAGATTTTGTTTCATTTTTGACATCAATCTTTTTAATTTCTTCTACTAATTCATACGCATTCAATAAAGATGTCAATTGATTTTCTTTAATTATACCGGCACAAGATTTAGTAGAAAATTGACTAATAACTTCATTTATTTTAATTTTAACTACGTCAGATGTAACATTTTTTACTTGGTCTTTTAATACCAAGCTGATTCTTTTGTATTCTTCATTGACATATTTTGTAAATTTACTGGAATTTGAAACATTGGTAATATATTCCTTCAATAGTTTCTTTTGATCTGGCAATAAATCGTTGTATTTACTATTGAAATTTTCAATTAAAAACTTGTATGCTAACAATCTAACGTCTGCAGTTTGACTTCCATAAACATCCAACGATTCTTGATCCGACTTCTTTTCTTTTGTCAAATTTTCAACGATGTACTCTCTGGATTCTATTAACTCAGTAACTTCAAACTTAACCCCACTTTTATCTTGGTCTTCAAATAATTTATAAATGGAAGCATATAACTTATAATTTGGGATTTTGTTCTTTAAAAAATCATCAATGTTATATTTTTCTTTAATTTCTTTGATGATACTATACTTTTGTTTATTTAATTCACGTTCGTCAAGTTTAGATCGTGTTTGTAATACAACACCCAAAAGTCGTTCGGCCGAAGATACATCTTTACTTTTTTGTTGTAAAATAAAATTATAAAGCTGCACCTCTTTTCCAAGTTCTTTACTTTCGTGGAAGTACTTGAACATTAAATTTTTAGTAAATGATTCATCTTTTCCCGCTAGAATGTCTGATGTAATTTGTCGAGTGAGTAGTTCAAACAATATTCCAGCATTCTTGAATTTTGAATGTTTTGCTTTCTTGTGCATATTATTTATTATTATTTATAAATATAATCAATGTGGTTAAATATATAGGAATTATACTATTCTTTTATATTTTGTTCGTCCATGAAAGAATTTTTGTTTCCTTCCATCAAACTTTCTTTTTCTTGATCCAACGTTTTTAACAAATCTGTCAGCCCCTTAATAGACTCCACAGACAATGGCGATCCATTTTTATATTTGTGCGATACTGATAAATCACTGCGTCTATTGTTTTCTAATGTGCCTAGTGGATCTTCCCCAAAAGGATATTTACTGGCATCTTTTCTACCAGTTTGATCACGTTTTTCTGATAACTTTGGGGGAGTTGATGGTTCACCACCAGCTTCAGCGCCGGTATCTTTACCACTATCATCTCCTCCTTCAGGAGCAGTGTCAGTCCCAGGCTCACTACCACCTGGTTCAGCTCCGCCACCACCGCCGCTTTCACCCTCCTTATCTTTTTTATTTAAAAAGGATAGAGCTGGATCATTGCCTTCTTCTTCAATCTGCTTAAATCTATAATTTCCTTTAGCGTCGTCGATTAGTTGTTTTTGCAGAGTTATCATATCATGATCTGATAAACCAAAGATATTTTCATAAATCCATTTCTTAGAAAATACTTTTTGTTCTTGCATATCTTTGCAAAGTTCCACTTTGCTCTTATATACATCGATTTTTTCTTTTTCAAATATAGTGGACGGATTAGTTAATTCCAGTGTAAAATCTACTAATGATTCGTCTCTATATCCTTGGCTATATAAATGAATAACCGCAATTTTATTCAATTCACTAACCATAATACGTTGTATACGTTCTACTGTTCTAGCAAATCTTATGTCTTCAGCTGCTAATGTAGCTTTACCACTCAATGATTCATCATATCCCAAAAATGCTTTGGGTATCTTAAGTGCTGCCATCATTTTATTACGAAGATACTCAATGTCATCGGTACCAGTCCACTCTAATCCAGATAAATTTTCAATACTGGTTCCACTATCACTACCACGAACAGGCAAGAAAAAGTCCTCTACCATGTTTTGTAGATTGAATCTTAAATTATAATCTCCGGTTTCTTGATCCAAATATGGTACCTTTTTCATTTGGTCCATAATACGTTGCATATGATTGTCAACTTCATTTGGTGGAATATTACCAATATCAACTTTGAAAATGCGTTTTTCAGGCGCACGCATAATACGATGAATTAACATTGCGTCTTCCATCAAACTCAATTGTTTCCAAACACGTCGGGCGCCTTCTAAAGTACTTTTTCCATATGGGAGAAAGTTACTATCGCTCAATAATCTAAAATGAGCAATTTGATAGTTCTCCAAATCCTCCATCTTGTTTCCATATGGCAAATTGACTTGAAATTTAACAAAGTTTTTATTGGTCAAATGTGCATTTTCTACACGTGTTACATAATATGTACTCAATGGTTCTACCAAATAAACACCATATTCAGGGCTAATATGAAGTCGTAGATAAAAATCACCATATTTAACCATACACCGTGACCAACTCCATAAATTAAACTCTATGTTCAAAATATCATAGAATAGATTGTGCAAAATGTTTTTAATTTCATCGTTGGAAGATTTGATATGAATTACTTCACCCATTTCATTTCGGGTTGTACATTCATCTGCATAAATGTCCAACGCAGATGATAGAATTGGATCCATATCCATTGTATCATAATCACGAAATAGTTCTACACGACTGCTTTGATATGATAAATTAAAATCTCTAGTATATTGATTATACGAAGTAGTACGTAATCTATTAAACCTGTCTCTTAAACTATTACGATCTGTAGCGTACTGAATTTCATCAGTATCAATAACTTTTAGTTTTTTACCACCAATGTTGCGAACGATCACGTCGTTTGAAAACAAACGCTTCAAACGAGCGAATAAAGACCGACTCCGTAATTCTTGAAAAGATTTATCTGACATATGATTTATCTATAATATATAAGTATTTACATCAACCAAGTTAAACTTTCTTTTTTGTCATTTACCGTGAAATCCATAGTTTTATGATGATCTGGTACCGCGCTTACTTGTTTCGGAATTGAAATTTGACTTGAGACTTTTGATATTTTTGAAATGATTGCACGGTTATAAGCTATTTGTTCATTTCTAAGCTTCAACGCTGTTTCACGTATCCACAATCCAATTCCAATTGCCATAACTAAATCGTCATTATAACCCCTCATCGCTTCTGCTTTGGGTCCGTTCCAAACGAACACATTCAGTTCTTCATATAATCTTTTAGACTTCATAATCACTTGTTTTTGTCTAAAAAATAACTCCAAATTACTTACGATTAAAGGTCTATTTTTACTAGTTGTTGTAAATCCAGGAATTAACTTTTTATCAGCTGTATTTAATTTATTAGAATATGTTTTTTCTACATCAATCACCGTCAAATCAGTTGCGCTATAAAACGTATTTTGATAGTCTCGGTCAATAATTTGTTGTAATGTAGCCCACCCTATAGTGTTATTTTCTACCACCAATAAAGCATTGTTATATTCAGTAGCAACACTAACCAATAAGTTTCCATAATCTTTTGTAGTTAACTGACCTTTATATTCAGCTACTTGTTCCAATGTTTCTATATCTATAACGTGGAATGCACTAAAATCACCACCGTCTCCTCTAGCACAGTCAGCTGTCAATATGTAGTTTTTACTATAATTAGGATAATCCCAGATCCATAGGTCTTGATTGTTACCTCGCTTTTCAACAGGATCTTTTAGATGTGTTTGTTTGTAAAACTCAAGAATATCTACACTTACAACTTGATTACCAGATGTACTAAAGTCGCAATCACATTCTTGTGCTGCACCTTTTACTCCTGACAACTCAGTTTGTTTATCTCTCCACGTTTGATCTCTTTCTGGGTGTAAATGCCAAGGTAATCTAATTGTTTTAAAATTATTCTTGCCTTCTTCAGATTCAACCCAAATTTTATGGAAGAAATTGCCAACACCGTTTGGCGTACTTAGTATAATAGCTCTACCACCAGTAGACAGTGTATATTGAGAAGACAGCCAAATTTCTTCAATACCATCGATAAATGCGGCTTCGTCGATAATTAGTAAAGATAGTGCTGATGAACGACCTGCTGTGCCGGCGGATGAAACTGCTTTGATTTGTGAACCATTTTTTAATCGTAATGACAATCTATTATCTTCTACACAAGGAACTTTTAACCAACTTGGAAGGTTATCGTTTGCAAATCTTACCTTAGTGACAATTTCTTTCGCTGTTTCTTGCGTAATACTAATACAAAGAATGTTCTTATCATTATGAAATGTCATTAACCACAAACTATAAGCGGCTGTAAGGGTACTGATACCCATCTGACGACTCTTAAGAACAATGTTTAATTGATTATCAACAAAGTTTTGTAAAGCATCTTCTTGAAATGGATATAGTTCAAATGCAACCGTGCCTCTAATAGGATGTTGAATCTTAACATACTTCTTCATAAAGTATATAGGATCCTCTATACACTTCTTATACTCTTGTTTTATTATTTCTCTGAGATTTGGCTGACTCATATTTTTCTTCGTATTCTTTTATCTTAGGGGTCAGTTCATCTAATCGTATATCAATAACCCCTATATCTTTAATTAAATCTACAAATATTTTATTGTAATCTATATTGCCATCCCATTTTTCAAATGATCCATCTTCTTCAAGAAATGTAACATCTTTATCTTTATTTTCTTCACAGAACTTTTTACTTTCTTCAAACTTTTTCTTATAATCTTCTAAAATACTACGTTCATTTTTTAAATCCTGCAGTTCATTATAGACATCAAACATACCCATCAATTTTAACTCAGTTTGAAAATTAATAAAACAGTCGTAACAATATCCAGTTTTAGGCCAAACTCGGTCGTCCAAATAATTGCCCCATCGAACATCCATATTACACGTTTTACAACGTTTTTCATTAATAATCGTGGCACGTTTTGAAACTCTGCGTTTACTATTATTCTTCCAAACCCATTTGTGTCCTTGACTATCCTCCCATTCTTCACCTTCTTTGCGTTTATTGTTCTCCAAATTGGCATCGTAGCCAACTTGTACGAATGGACGATTGCCTTCTAGGTAATCTTTAACGATGCCTAGATTACTTTTACCTGATGCTTTCTTCATAACAAATACGTATTTAATTTATTTCTTAAACTTACTTCCAAGACCTTTTATAATAAAACTTCCTGTAATTTTAAATGGATCACTGTAAATACTTGAATCTCTCACAACTATACCTTCGTGTTTTTCTAAATCGCCAATTTCACTGGTAGCATTTTTTAATATTTCATCTCCCAATTTAATTGTGGTTAAATAAACAATGGTATCAGTAATTATTTTGTTTAAATCTATATTAGGCAAATCTTGACTAATATTTTTACTATCAACCGATTTTAAAAATTGTTCACGCGTAATTAGTGGCCTTTCAAACTTTAATCCGTTTAACCAGTTTTCCAAAGACTTAGTTACAGCTTTACCTGTGGGATACAATGTAACTGATTGCTTCAAAACACTTTCTAGGTTTGGTTCTGATTTGAAAGTAGTATCAACACTACCCAATACTTTAAAACCATGCTTTACAGCGATCTTATTTAATTTATTAATATAAGACTGCATTGCAGCTTTATCATATGGAAT